ATACTCTGTTAATAGTATTCATCCACTTTTCAAAAGCAGAACGAATTGCAAAATCAGTATCATTGATAATTGTGATTGTCCAAGTATCAAATGTGCGATCACCTGCAATTTTTAGAATCCTACCTCTAAAAGGAACTTCAATTGGAGCAACATTAGATGCAGGTAAGTTTGCTGCTTTGACTAAGAACCTTGCCTTATTCAAAACTTCATTTAAATCTTGCACTCCAACTTCCTGTGGAAATGCGAGTTCACATTCAAAGAGATTTGAACGTGCACCACCACCACTGAGTTTACTCTTGAAATCAGTAATCTTTCTTAATGGAGGTGGATTTAATTGGTTTCTAGTAGCCATGAGTTGTTACTTCCTTAAGTTAATTAAATGTTACCGATTACTTCCTCAAAGGATACGCCTGTTCTTGTTGCAACAAAGGTTAAACCAATGAAGTTAATTGAACGTGCGGGTTTAATGAAGATATCTGCGACAAATTCATTATTGTCTATTACAGATGCGGTGTTGTTAGTTTCGTCACATATGACGACATAATCAAAAATTCCTCGTTTTGCTTGAACATCACGTAGGAATGGTTCAACTATATTTACGAAGTTAGTTCTTGTAATTTCATCGTTGAACTCAAAAAGTTGATCTCTTGCAGCAGCAGATATTGCATCCTCCAAGAAGATGAACAATCTACGAACGTTAATACGATCAAACGCTGATGATTTACCAAATCCAGTCTTATCACCAAACAGAATGATACCATCACCTGGTTGGAAGATTACTGGGTTGATTCTATTAGAGTAGAGTTCATCTCTTTGAACTTTACTTGGGTTGTATGCAAGTTTAACTGCATTCAGAATCGCACCTCTTGAATTACCTGCTGGTGAGAACCAAGGAAACTGTGTGAGGTCATTTCTTGCACACGTTCCAGCAATATCCCCGTTTAATGGGACATATCTGAAAGTATCAGAAAAACGATCATACATGTATTTGTATCCACTATCAAATACAGCATAAGTTGTAGATGTAATGGGTGAGTAGAAATCAATCACATCATTTGTGATTTGTGAATCATTATTTAATGTGACAGTTCCCACAGTTCCATCACTTATAAATGTGCCTCTACTTGGAGATATGAATGCAATCGCATCCTTTCTCTGCTCTGCAATCGCTATTATTTTATTTGCTTTTGCTTGAACACTAGATTTTGTTCCATTTCCAGAACCCATGAGTAAGAAATCAACTTCAAAGTTTTCTGTATTCTCAAACAATTGATAACCTGTTGATATTTCACCTAAAGATGCAGTAAGTGCACCCGATGCTGTGAGACTTGTTCCACCTTGATAGTTAACACCACCACTCAATGTATAAGTATTGCTACCTGAAGCACCGAATATAATTCCTTCAGCGTTCTGATCCCAAGCGATATCAGTTGCAGCAGTAAATCCTGAACTATATCCTGTTGCAATTATACCTGCAGGTTGTGAACCACCAAAGATATTCCTAGATGTGTTATAAAGGTATTTTCTCCAATATGCGGTACTACCAACAGAATACTCTGCATCCTTGGCTTTTGATAATGAAACGTGTTTTTCAAGAATTGTTCCTGCATTACCAGTAACTTCTCCTGCACCGTCTATAACAATTACGTGAATTTCATCGAATCTTGAATTTCTTGCAGCAGCATAAGAGGAAGTTCCTGGTGCATCAACTATTGAATTCCAAGTGATTGTTGAACCAGCACCTGTGAG